TTATCCTACTGCTGCTCGTAATACGGCCGGCCGCGTGCGGGTTCCACACGCGCCCAGACTGGATTACCAATGGCATCAACGAGCTCCTGCCGCGTCAGTCCATATTCATCCGTTACGTCCTTGTACGTCAGAATACGGATCCGTTTATCAAGCATGCCGACCTCGTCCACGTTAATCATGGCGTACCCCCTCCCGGAAGCGGCGCGTATGCTCCTGCAAGCGCAATATGCGTGATAATCGCCTGCAAATGATTCGGCAGTTCGTTGAGATTCGTCTTTGTCGAAAATGAGCTGCGATTCTCGTACCAGTGCAGAACAAGCTGTTTCTGCGCGAGCGCCATAAGCTCCGAATCTGCACGGAACTGCTTACCCGTTGTCTGTTCCAAATAGGAAATGGCAGCCGAGCCGAGCGAAGCAATCAGCGCATCATCATCCTGCAGATCAGCATCAATACGCAGAAAATCCTTGAGTGCCACAATCCCTTCTGCCATATCCTCACCTCAAATCACGCAACGTTGCCCGTCAGCTTCACAAGCGATGCGTATTCGATCGGCTTGCCGTCGCAGATCATGATTGTCTTGCGGATGATGTCGTCCGTATCGTTGTCCTCATACGTCTTGATGCCGATCGAGTAGTTCGTATTGAGCGTATAGTCACCGAAGTCGTAAAGGAAGGCAAACACGTCCGCTTTCTTGAGCGTCTTTACGTACGACGGCAGATCATTGGTCAGCACGACACGGCCATCTATGGTTATATGCGCGAGCTCGAGAACGGGCGACTCCTGCAGCGTGACTATACGAA